TTTTGCTACCATTTCTGTCGCCCTGGCATAGGGTGCGATAGAAGGTACGCTGGTTAGTTTCCCAGCGGCTTGCGCTACTGCAGACGCGGGACCGGAAACGATTCCCTTACCATATTCATCATTCGAATTAAGCACACCCGACTGAGGAGTATAATCCAAAGCCGTAAGCGTGGTCAATGATGTAGGCATAGTGAGTTCGACGTCACTAGCCCATGCATATACGGTGATGCTAACGGGATCGTTACCTTGATTGGCATGTGCTAAATTGCCAAATGACTTTATAATCATGTCTCCAAGAGAATCTCTCCTGGGACCACTTAGTGATAAGTAATTCTCATGCCAAAAGAACGGCAAATCGAGTTGACCACCAGTGTTATTAGTGGGATTTAAGAAGAAATGTGGCTTTTGAGAGGCAGCAACAAGATCTTGCTGAAGAAAATTCCTCTCTACGGTTATGTCATCATACCCAGAGTAAGGGTTATAGGACACAAGTGCACGACCGTAATGAAAGCCAGTGCCAGAGATTACCATTTTAACGTGTAATTTGCTCCTATATAGTTCATAGTTAGCAATTTTCTCTGATACACGGGGGTCATTCAAGAACAATGACCAAGGATCAAACCTCTCGAAAAAGGGCTGATCCACAATCCAGGAAAAATCGGCAATTCTTGTTGGCCGACCTAAGAAAGATCCCAATGAGGAATCTCCCGAAGCACCCAATTTCATGGTAGCATCCATGCCAGAACCAATTTTCGTGGTCCAACCAGCATCTTGCTCATTAAAATCGGTAATTTCTTCTGAAAAGCTTGCGACTCCTTGTTGTTGGATGGTGCCAAGGGAGCCAGATTGTGGAGTTAAATTAGAGAACTCCAACTCTTTTGTAATAAATAAATTTGTGTTACTAAGCGGTTTGTTGGTACGGGTCCAATGGTTGCTTACACCAATGGCCTATCTAAGTTTTTGTGCGGTGGTTGCCGCGCTCCTAGAAAAGAGCAAGTCCATAATATTGCAAGCGTAAGTGTGATCGTAAACTTCAAGCAATCAACTACTTCCGTAATCAGTACAATAGATGTGATTTTGGTTTCCCCTTGGGGTAACGCTGACACTCACAAGCGCCTACGGAACGTTTTAAAGTGCGTCGCACTGTGAACTCTCTAGTAGAGTTCGACAGAAATGTGGTCTAGGAATACTTCGAACTTGGAGCATAAAATAAGCTCGCCGAAGACATCCACCACCTTGAAACCATACTCTGTGTATATGATAGCATACACACAACATTCAGGACGCAATATATGGAAAACAGATGCGTACTTTTTGGCTTGTTTCTTAGCCTTAGTATATTGACCAGATCTCCCAAGCACTCTTTTACATTCAATCACGAGTAGAACATTATCGCTTTCATATAACAAATCACCTGCACCGTATTCTTGAGCTATTATGACATATTCTTCACGTTTTGGTTTACCAAGAACTTCTTTAACTCTATCAATAAGAATTTGTTCAGTGGAAGCTGCCTCAGGAGGCAAAATTGGCGAAGCCAAGGGATTGGTTATCTCGCTGGGCTCCGAATCGGAAGTGTGGGTAGCAACATCAAAAATATCAATATCAATGGTACCAGATTGTGTAGTGAGATCTCCATATTTGTCTTGCCACATAGTGACGCGATCATCAAAAGTCAATTCAAGATCTAAAACGGGTAAGTTTGCCCGTTGGGATATGGTTTTCATTTGTTCTCTGCGGTGTTCATACACTTCACGACCATGTGCGAACCATTCACGCAGAGCTCCACTAATGTTCGTTGATGCCACCTCGTTGGGTGTCACAGCTTTGGATTTAGTAATGGAGTGGAGAGATTTAAAAATACTATTCTCTTCTAGCATGCCCATGTTAACACCGAGAGCGGGTTCGAAGCGATCCTTACGTTTTAGGAAATCAGCTTCATTACGGTGCATAAATTGGACGGGCTCAGACACTTTATCGGGCATAGTAAATTGA